GAGATCTAGATCTAGATCTTACTCTTAACCCCTGATCCATGTTCGAGCGTTCAGAATACAGCCCCCCCTACCCCCCCAACGTATGGGAGAGAGGAAGGCCTGATCCACATCCCGATGCGACGAGATGACTTGCCAGTGCCCAGTTTTACGACCCCACCGGCATTAGCCCAGAGTCGAGAGCTCGCGCTCTAAGGAACCGTATACATCGCCTTCATTGTTGAATCAAACAAATTTTGACGTGATGGCAACGATGGCAACTGTTTTTCAATGTTCGTGAGCAGCAGATGCACGATCAACAGGTGCATTTCCTGAATGCGCGCTGTCGAGCTGCTGGGCACAATGAGGTCCACATCGCAGTGCGCGATGAAGCCTTTCCGGCCGCTGATGCCTAGAGTTCTCATCCCTAGACGATTAGAAGTCGCCAGCGCCTCGTTGACGTTCTTGCTTGTGCCACTGGTGCTGAACGCTACCAGAACATCACCAGGGCGACCGATGGCCTCCACCTGCCTGCTGAACACCCGGTCGTAGCCGTAATCGTTGCCGGCCGCGGTCAGCGTAACGGCATCTGCAGCCAGAGAAACGGCAGGCAGCGCCCGGCGGTCGTTGATGAACCGAACCGCCAATTCTCCAGCCAGATGACTGGCCTGCGCCGCGCTGCCGCCGTTACCGCACACCAAGATTTTGCAGCCCTCGGCCAGCGTCCTCATGATAGTCTGCACTGCCGGTTCCAGCTGCAGGCCCAGCATCAACTCGGTATCAAGGAGCACGCTGCGGTGTTCGTCAAATTCGCTCATGATGCCAACCAATCGCTGAGCATCGAGGCTACGTAGTGAGAGCCCCAGATAGCTAAACCGAAACCGACGTAAATTGCTGTCCACATCCACACGATGCCCCAACTGTACGGATCGTTAAATCTCATTTTCAATTTCCTCCACAAACACATCCAATTTGCCGCCCGAGATTTTTCCGCAGCGGTGGATGCTGAGGAAATCAATCTGCGAGTCGTCCAAAAACACGTGTGCGTGCTGGAGCGAGTCCAGAACACTCTTGAACAGGTTATCAAGGTCTCGCCTGCGAGCGTCGGGAGGATGCGCCCAAATGCGAACGCTCAGACGGCCTTCTAGCGGCTTCTGGACGCCCTGCGCCGCGACGACGGCCTGCACTGCCGTCCGATAGTCTCTGCCCTCAAACGACAGCAGGGTGCGACCAGCGTGAACGCCCTTCGTCAGATGCCGGTAGTACCGATTATTCGACGGAGGCCACGGCAGGCAGAGCATCATGCGCCTGCTTTTTCCAGAATCATCGCTCGATATTGTTCTTTCTTTTTTCCGCGAACGAATTGAGTTACTAATCCGGTGGTTTTATGTTTCGACCACAACGATGCGTTGGCTTTCCCTTTTTCTGGCTCAAAGTAAATCGGCTCAAATAAATCCGGGATGAGTTGTTTTTGCCACACGTTGATTCTTCTCATGCGCCTGATTCCGCCATCATGAACAGCGACCACGCCATATCCCATCGAGCGCCAGAAATCGTTCGCTTCAATGTCGAATCCGCAGCGAAGCGTCACGGTTGATGCGCGACCTTCTGTTGCGTAAGCCTCCAACACTTGAATAAGGCCAGCGCCATATAATTTGCGTCGAGCGTCGTATTGAATGCACACCTGATGGCATTTAACGTCCCGGCTTTGCGCTCCTGCGTAAACATATCCACAAGGTTCTCCGTTGAGCATAGCTAGAAATAAACGTCCTGCCGTTTGTTCTCTTTCGAACACGGATTTTGGGTAAAACGATAAGGCTTCTGCGTTTTTTTTCTGAAGCTGATCTATGTAATCAATCATGCTTGGATGCGTTTGAATCACGCAAAAATCATCAGCCATTCGTTTTTCCTTTTTTTCTCACGATGGTTACTCGTTCAAATCCAAGGTAATCCAACATCTTGGCCGAAATCGTGCGCCGGCCGTTCACCATGTCGGACACCGCCTGTTTGCTCTCGCCGCTGCGGTTCGCCAATTCGGATTGCGACATCATCGAGAGCCGCGCCGCTAGTTCTGTTTCGGGTGTTTGTTCCATGCCGATTAGTATAGCGAAAATATTTTTACTCAACCGCGCATCAGGTGTTGACAGTACCAAGTGACTCGGTAAACTAACACCCGTAGCAGGCAATTCCGCCTCAATTTGTAAAGGACAGACAGATGAAAATCCGAATCAGCGACGCAGTAGCGTTTGAACTGGAAGCCAGTGCTTGCGATCACATCCCCGACTGGGCGTCTCACTCCGGCACCCATGAGGCGACTGTCGAAGAGGTTCGCACGTTGCTTACCGAGGCAAGCTACTACACCGACCCGGCTCAATTCGAGATTGGGCCATACGGACTCCCACTCGGCACGTTCAACGCATTTCGCGCACTCAAGAAGCAGTGCCAGAAACTCCTGAGCGCTTAACAATCCCGGCCAAGGACGGCCACCCGCAGGCACTGCCTCAATCTACTGGAGCATCAACAATGTCTAAATTCTACATCTCTGTTACTAACGGTTTCGTCAACAGCGCAGACCGTGACAATCTCTGCCACATCATCAAAACCCGGCTGATTGCGCACTACGGCACCGAGTCCGCTGTGTTGGACGCGTACATGAATCACTGGGATCGCTTGCAAGATGGCGAAACGTCCGCCGAAATCGGAACGGACTTATGGAGCGATGCGTGGAACGCTGCTCAAGATGGCCTGCTTGATGGCTGGCACAGTGCGCCTGATTGCATGTTCGAACTGGTGGTGTGCTGATGGAACACTACCAACGCCCTCACATACGCCACGCCGTTCGGCGTAAGCCCTACGACCCGGTCATCCGGTCGGGTCTCGACCTCACGCTCTGCCTGCTGTTCCTCGGAGCACTGATGGAGTGCACGTGGGTGATGGACGTCATCATCCGCGTCCTGACCTACCTATTCAAATAACTGGAGGAACTATGGACTTTGAACACGCCACACCCGAACTTTTTGCCGCTCTCGCCGCCGCGCAGGCCGAAGTTGAGAACGCAAACAAGAACTCGGCCAACCCGCATTTTCGCAGCCGCTATGCGGATCTCGCCGAGGTCCTCAACACCGTTCGCCCGGTGTTCGCCCAGCACGGCATCGCTATCGTGCAGGCGCCCAGCTTTGACGGCGCATTGGTCACCGTCACCACTGCGCTGGTCCACGCCGGCGGCGGTCGCATTACGAGCGAGATGTCTTGCGTGCCGGCCAAGTCGGACAGTCAAGGAGTCGGTGCCTGCGCGACGTATTTGCGTCGTTACTCTCTCGCAGCAATGGCGGGAATTGCGCAAGAGGATTTGGATGGCAACGACTCGGCGCACGCCGGAAAACCCGTACCGATTGCGGCTGCCAAGAACGTCGACCGCTGGTTGGACGCACGCCAAGCATTGCGCGACGCGTCCACCGTCTCTGAACTCGGCAACGTCTGGCGAGACCTGAGCGCCGACGCCCGCAAGGCACTGGCCGATGAGAAAGACGCCGCCAAAGCCCGCCTGACGCCCTCAGAAGCGCCCAAGGAGGTGAGCCATGCATAGAACAATCGCTTGCGAACAGGGAACGGCTGGATGGCTTCGCGCTCGTCTGGGCGTGGCCACAGCTAGCCGCGCGTCTGATGCGCTCTCCGTGCTCAAGTCCGGCGCGCCAAGCAAAGCCCGGATGGACTACGCCATCGAGCTGGCGTTTGAACGGGTGAGCGGCAGCGTGCTTGAGAAAGTGGTGACGGTGGCCATGAGCCGAGGCTCCGAGCTGGAGCCGGAAGCCCGGGCTGCGTACGAAGCCCGCACGGGCGTTTTGGTTGACCAGATGGGGTTCGCTCTGCACCACACCCTGCAGGCCGGCGCCTCGCCAGATGGATTGATTGGTGACGATGGCCTGCTTGAAATCAAATGCCCATTCGGTCAGGACCGCATCGCCCGCATCTGGGCGACGAACGATATCTCGGACTACGCCCAGCAGGTCGAATGGCAGATGTGGATTCTCGGCCGGCAGTGGTGCGACGTCGCGATTTACGACCCGCGATTGAGCCACGCCGGGATGGAGCTGCTGATCGTCAGGCATCACCTGACCGCCACGGCCAGCGCCAATCTGGACGCGCAGGTACCGGAATTCCTCGCACAGGTGGCCGACGTTGAGACGACGTTGCGGGAGCGGCTGGCATGACGCTGGAGCGGTGGACGTCGATCAACTGGGGCCTGCCCACCAATGACGACCTCGTGCTGGTCGTCAATGGCAACGAAACCGTCGTGGGCTACTACGACGCAAAATACTTCGACGGGCCGGTTTGGCGCGATTACGAAAACTATCCGCTGAACAAGGTTACGTGGTGGGCACCGATTCCGTGCCCGCCGGATTTATTCAAAAAGGAGGAAAAAAATGAGCGATAAACATTTGCAAGTTGTTTTACCGGAAGAAACTGTGAACGCTTTGAAACATGCCGCCGTGGATAGTTCTACGACTGCCAGATCTGTTGTTTTGCACGCATTACAGATGGCTGGTTATCCCGTTCCCAACTTCGAGTTGGGAGACCGTCGAAAAAATTTAGAAAATGCGCCAGAGCAAATGTCTTTGCTCACTGAAGTGCCCATGGGTCGAGTCATTTCGATTGATTCTGAATTGGCGTCAAAAATGTTGGCCACCAGCCCGGGAAATCGTTCATTACGTAAAAACACTGTTTCTCACTACGCTCATGCGATGGCGCGCGGAGAGTGGAGAGTTGGACAAGCCATTGAATTCGATTGCCTTGGGCAATTACGCAACGGACATCACAGGCTAAACGCTGTGATTGCATACGGTCATTCGGTTGATTTCATGGTAGTGACTGGGCTTCCTGAAGATGTTTTTGCAACGATGGACATCGGCCTGAACAGAACCATGGGTGATTTGTTGCAATTCCCCAAGGAATTGCTCCAAGAAGCATCGTTCATTTATCGAATAATATCTAACGCACAAAAACCGACGCCGAATCAGATTCAACTGATCTGCCAAGGCTCTTGGGCTCAAAACAGTGCCGCTTTAGATAAACACTGTCCAACTCGCCGCAAAATTTTTTCCACGACTGCCGTGCGAGTTGCTGCTCTATACGTGATGGGCAAAAACCCACAGTGGACGCAATATGTTCTTGATCAGTTTCGCGCATTGGTATTGATGGACGTTGATGTTTTGTCTCCGCGATGCCGATCGTTTATGCGCTATTGCCTGTCAAACAAATGGGAAACCTCTGGCTACAAACTACTTTTTAATTTGGTTCGAAGCATCAGGGCTTTTGATTTTGACCAAAAAGATGTTGGAGCCATTCTTATTCAACAACAAACGTTCGATTCCGTGATCGAACAGTTCCGCAAAGACGCAGAAGAGATCTTTAACTGCAAGGGAATCAAATGAACAACGTCCAACTAATCGGCCGTCTCGGCCAAGAGCCGGAGATCCGCCAGACCAACGGTGGAGTGACCGTGGTCAACGCGTCGCTGGCGGTGTCCAAGCGAGTGAAGGGTCAAGACCAGACGACGTGGGTGCGCCTCGTGTTCTGGGACAAAGTCGCCACCATCGTGTCCCAGTACTGCAAAAAGGGCGACCAAATCGCCATCGTGGGCGAGTTGCAAACCCGTGAATACATCAAGGACAACCAGAACCGCAGCATTACCGAGGTGCGGGTGCATGGCCTCGACCTCCTCGGTAAAGGCCCGAGGCAAGAGCGGGAACCCGGCAGCGATGACGACAAGGAGGCATTCCAAGATGACGACCTCCCATTCTGAGGTTTACGCCAAAGCGCTTGTGCTGTCCGAACAGATTGCCGAGGAGTTGCGCACGATTAGCCCAGGCAACGACGATATGGTCTGGGCGCAAATCTACATTGTGAATTCGCGCTTGCTGACAGAACTGACGAAGGCCACGAAAGCCAGCCCAGTAACGTGGCGCCAAGCGCTAGGAGACGATCCGCAATAACTGCATAATCGCCTCACCATCAACTTTTGGGGCGAGGCCATGCCGGAACATCCAGAACGACGACAAAACGACATCGAAACCGCACTACTGCGCAGAGATGTCGAAGCGCTGACCGAGAAGGTTGATTTGCTGAGCCGACAAGTATCAGACCTAGTTCGAGCTTGGGAGACGGCCACCTACATCGTTGCAGTCGTCAAATGGGTAGCCGGCATGGCTTCTGCCTGCACAATCATTTGGGCAACCATTAAAGGATTCAAACAGTGAATTTTGATTTAGCTTTTGAACGACTGATGGGACACGAGGGGCGCTACTCGTTCAACCCGAAGGACCCCGGCGGCGAAACCAACTGGGGCATCAGCAAGCGCTCTTATCCAAATCTCGACATCCGCAACCTTACCGAAGACGAAGCCAAGGCAATCTACAAAAAAGATTATTGGGACGCGATGCGCATCGAGAAACTGCCGCCGATCATCCAGTTCGACGTATTCGACGCATCCGTGAACGCCGGCCGGCAGAAAGCATCTCAGTTGCTTCAGCGTGCGGTTGGCGTGGTCGAGGATGGATTGCTTGGCATGGCCTCGATGGAGGCTATCAACTCAATGGAACCGGCGCACCTGCTGGCCAGATTCAACGCCCACCGTTTGATCCACATGTGCTCGCTGGACACATTCTCGGCGTTTGGGCGAGGATGGACGCGGCGATGTGCCAACAATTTGCTGGAGGCTCTTAAGTGAAATACATTTTTGAACGTCTGCAGGAACCGTCTACGTGGCGAGGCCTGGCTCTTTTCTTAGGCGCAATCGGCGTGCATCTTCAACCCGAACTTGTCCCAGCCATCGGGACTGCGGTGACTGGCGTCCTCGGGGCCATTGAGGTCGTCCGCAAGGAAATCAAATAGATTGTTGCGGTTCTGACCGCGCTACATTAAAAGCCTCCAAACCACGGGGGCTTTTTTTATGCCCACTGTTCCGTTAAGCGGTCGGCATCATTCGTTCGAGCACCCAGAGGGCGGCATCGTGTTTTTGCAGGCATTGAGGGCGACCCATGACGAACATCATTGATATTCGAGACCGGCTGCGCAGCGACGACGACACCGTCGAAATCTACGTCTGCGATTGCGGGTGCGGGATGTGGCGTTTGTACGTCGACGGCCGCACGGAGTGCATCAACTGCGCCGGGATGCCATCTGCTTTGAAATGTTTTGTCGCAAGTACCAACGAGGCTGGTTGACCAGCTAAGTACCAACCGCTAATGTAGTGCCGTTCAATCATTGGAGGGCACCATGTCACAAAGAATGCTCACTGCTCGTTCGCAGCGAGAGTTCCGCAGATATTTTCAAACTCGCGAAGAACATCAATGGGCCATGGCCCGCGCTATCGAGCTTGAGCGTAAAGGCTGCCCGCGCCGTGCTTGGCGCATTCGGCTCAATCTTGATTACATAAAAACAGGAGGACTTAATGAGCAAAATGTCTGAACTTGAATACGAAACCCGCATGGCTGAACCTAAATTTGCCGAGACCTACTGCTCCCATGAACCCCATTACAAACTGGTTGAGGCGCGGTGCGAAGAATTGGTGAACTTGTGCAATGAGTTTGAGCACTTGTCAAACAGTTATGAGGTGATGGCTGCTGAGGCGGCGCTGGAGCGACTGTTCCAAGCCAGAAAGAAAGCGGGAGGAGACAAATGAGTGAGAAATTACGTCAGGCCGCGCAGGCTTTGCTTGACGCCGCGTTGGAGTACGAGTTCATCGGCACACTTGATGGCACCTATGGCGGGCGGTGGACGTTGACCGTGGAAGACAAAGCGGCGGTATGGCCGGCGGGGACAGCGGTTTATGTGCGGAGGTCGAAGGAATGACACGGCTTAAAGGATTTCCAGAAGGCACGACACATGTTTTAGGACTGACTGGATATACCTACGCGGGTGGAACTATACGGTTTGACATGCTGTGTTTTAAGTATGTTGAAAGTGTACTTATGTGCTACACCACAGATTCAGATAACGAAAACCCCGGCTGGATAGAAGCGTCAAGACGGTTTGACAGGACACCAGAAATTGTTCCTCTTGAAGAAACAGCGGTGTTGGTTGAGCGCGAGGCGTGCGCGAAGGTAGCCGAAACAGATCTGATGCGGCATCAGATTGCTGCCGCAATCCGCGCAAGGGGACAGGAATGAAAGGAGCAGAGCACATCCGCCGTGCAAAATCGCTGATGGATTACATCTGCGACCGCATTGATGTTTCGGCCAACAGGCGTCACATTTCCGAACTTATTGAATGGGTCATTACCGCCGACGATTTTCGACGTTTACGCAAACACATGTTGCTGAGCGTGCCGTGCTCCGAGTTGTCAGCGATGAATGCTTTGAGGCTGCTGGTCACCAGCCGCTGGATCGACGAACGCCCGGTTGGCGACAAGCGCTGCGTCTCGTACTGGCCAAGCAACAAAATGCTGCAAACAATAACCGAATGGGAGAAAAGAGAAGATGGACTATCCATCATGGTTCGAGGAGTTCTGGTGCCGCTACGGAAGCGACGACAAGATGGAGCCAACGGCCAAGGGCAGCAAAAGAAAGGCTCTTGAGGCTTGGCAGAAGGCACAAACGAAATGGGCGAAGGAAGAGAAAATCACCGACGACATCGATCGCCGGTTTGCCGAGACTGTGTCGCACGGCTACAGCATCCTCGCGCAGAACCGCAGGACGGCACGCAGGACGCCGAACAAGTTCGTGGCGCCGTTGCCGCATCTCAGCACCTACCTGAATCAGTTTCGGTTCGAGGCTGAGGTAAGCGAAGGCTCTGGGGAACTCAAGCGGCAGGCCAGCGAGGATTCTCGCGCCTGTAAGTGCGGTGGCAAGTTCTTTGGCGTTGATTTCTACGGGAAACCGCAGTGCCAGAAATGTCACATTGCTGAGTGGACAGCGGCGATCAGAACCAGCACTGATGAGGTCGTGCAGAAATGGCGGCCGTCCAACATGCTGCGCGAATATCCCAAGGACCAAGCCGAGTCTTGGGCGTCGTGGAGTTCTCGCGTGGCCAAAAAGATTGCGCGAAACGCACCGGCGTCATCTCCGCTCAAATATCAGCCGGCCACTGAGCGTGTCGATGATTTTGAATGGTTCAACACGCCGAGACGTTGGCACAGCTGATGCGAGAATACATTGCTGAAAACTGGACAAACGCCGCGTTGGCGAAACGATTGGGAGTACACCGGCGGACTATTGAGAAAGTCATCCACGCAGAAACGCACTTCCATGTCAGATGACGCCAAGCGCAAAACTTGGGAGAGCATCAAGCGCCGGCCTGAGGTGGCGGCGCTTGTTCGCTCTGACCCCGTGTTTAGCCGTTTTGTGGCAGAGCTGGTTGACCACTTTGGCCCGTTGGAGGCTGTAGAGCCGACAGAGAGTGTTCAACCGACGTTAGACGAGCCTGAAGCGCCTCGATCACGGTCTGCTGCTCCTGCAGAGCGCAAACAAGCGTCGGCACCAGCTTCGAGAAGTCCACGCCTTGGTAAACCGGCGCGCCTGCCTCGTCGGTAGCGTCTTTCGCTCCATTCACCGCGCCCGGGAACACGGCCTGCAACTCGTGCGCGATGAAGCCAGAACCCGGGACGCGTCCGTTTATCCACAAATAAGTGACCGGCCGCATCTGCTGAATCAGCGCTAGTGCACCGGTCATCGGCGCCACATCCATCTTGAGCCGATAGTCTGATGACGTATTGAACGACGTTCCGGCGCCGGTCACTGAAATCGAACCCACAAACACGCCGCCACGGTAGAAATCAGCCGCAGAGCCATCGGTCGTTAAACGGTTGAGCACCAGCGACGAAGCGCTGCTTGCGCTGTGCGTGGCGCGCCCTGCGGCCTCGAACGTGTGCCCGACGTTCGCCGCATTGCCGCTGCCAAGGTTCAAAGATGTAGTGTTGATGTAGTAGTTGCCAGCGCTGGTCCAACGCACGGCTTCAGACAGCGTCGTGCCGCTCGCTGCGGTCAAAAGACGCACATAAGTCTGCGATGCGCTGCCGCTAAAATTGGATTCGGCCACTGCCTGAAAATAGGCGCCCAAATTAAAAGCGCTGCCGCTGTAGCCGAAAAACTGGATATAACCAAGGGCGTCGCCAGAAAGCACCGCCGCGGGGCTTCCGCTGGTTCCACGGCCACGACGCAACTGCAGATTGCCGTACGCACTGGTGCTGCTCGTGCTGTCATACGACGTAGCGTACAGGCTGGCGCCTGAGCCGTTCTGCGTGGTGAAAATGTCGCTACTTGCGTTGACCGTAGTGAACGAACCAGCTGCCGGCGTCGCGCTGCCAATGGGGCCGGTGAAATAGGTGTTTGCGGTCACCACTTGCCCGGTCACGTTGCCGCCGAACGTGGTGGAACCGCTAACCGTTAGGCTGGAAAAATTGCCAGCGCCCGGCGTGGTGCCGCCGATGGTGCCAGGGCTCGCCAGAATCGAACCGATGTCGTTGATGGACGCGATGTTGTCGACCGTGGCCAACGTGTTGCCGGATGAGTCCTTGATGATGATTTTGAGCACTACGCCTGCGCTCACCCATATGCTCGTTGTGAGCCTTCCGCTGCTGTCCAGTACGATTGGATTAGCATTTGTCACAACCGCCCCTGAATCGGCGTACGTGGCTTGTGGCGTGGTTGTGCCGGCCACGTAGGTGTAAATCAGGCCACCGCTCAGAATCACGCCCTGATTCGTGAACGATTGCAGCTGAAACGCAATAGGGGACTGGTAATAAGCCATGATGGTTTACTCGTATTCGAATTCGGTTGCGTATCCGTGTTCCTGCAACTTCGGCAGTTCGTCGGCAATCTTTTCGCCGATGTCGTCCCTGTAGATCATGTCGGCGATGTGAAGGTCCTTCACTACCTTGTATGCACGCTCTGACGCCTGCTTGATGCTGCGCCCGGTGCCGGTTACTACGCACAGATAATCGCCGGCGGTGGCCCACATCTCGCGTTCAACGAGTTGCTCACCGTCCATGTCCGGCATCGAGGCCATCTTGATTGACTGGGGCGCGATAAACCGGCGGTTCTTGGCGGTCACGCCGTACACCGGAATATCGACGACTTCCTTCTGCGTCGCCTTGGAATACGGATAGTCCGGCTGCGCCACGACCACGCCAACCGCAATCGCCGTTGATACTTCCAACGTGTCCTCTCCACGGCAAGCGTCGTACATCCATTGCGCCGGGTCTCCTTTCGTGGTCGCCATCATGATATTGAACGCCGGCCAGCCCGGGCGAGCAGTGAACTCCAGCGGCCACGCCTTGCCGTCCTCGTCGATGATGCAGTTAACGTCGATGTCGCCGAGGTGGCCCAGTTCGATCAAAGACTGCTCAAGCGGCTTCAGCACTTCTTCAAACAGCGTGCTGTCGTTGCAGTACTTCATGACTGTCCCGGCCTCGCCGCAGTTGGGGCCGCAGTTGCCGGAGAGCAGTTTTTTGTGCTCGAAGTTCTCGTTAGGCAGTCCGATGAAACCTTCTGAACCCATCCACGCGCTGACCGCGAACTCGATGCCAGGAATGAATTTCTGGAGCATGCACGGGCCTTTCAGCTTCATGCCCATTCTCTGCCAGCGCTGGAGCCGCGCCACGAGGTCGGCAGGCGATTTGGCGCAATAGGAAAGGCTCTTGTCTTCCTCGCTGCCGAGCGTCTTAAAAACGAACCGCTCGTCGGTCTTGCGTGCGAACTTCTCAGCGTCGGCCAGCGTCTTGAACGTCTGATGCTCTGGGCACTCAATGCCGTGGTCATCAAGAAACTTCATCCCGAAGGCTCGGTCGATTTCCAGCTTTGCGGATTTCACCGATGGTGCGAACACGCACACGCCCTGCTTGCGGAAAAACTCCAAACGGTCGATGTAGCGGTCATTCCCGGTACACCACACGAGGTCTGCCCATTTGGCCGAGCCAGTCCAGTTCTTGATGAACTCCACGCCCTTGAAGCCTTGGCCAATGTGCGGTGACGCGTCTGGGGACAGCCAGTAGCGCACTTGATGACCAGCAGACACGCAGCGGAGAACGAAATCCAATCCGCAGCCGGCGTCTTCGTGTTCAAGGACTAGGATTTTCATTGCTTGCCCTTACGAATGCCCGCCATAGGCTCTAAAGAATCTTTGAGAAACTTTCTGTTCGCCAAGGTGCTAATAACACCTCTGCCAAATTTCACAACGGGAGATGGCACACCAGCAGCGCTCAACGCCACATCCGCTGCTTGCGCTCCTGCCGCTGCCGCTTGCTCACGGAAAACATCCGACGCCGCCGACACAGTGGTTCCAGAATAATTCACATACCCGGCATTACCAGTTCTTTGCGTGTAGCTCATCACATCGCCGAGGTTTTGAAGTTGGGCCAATTCTTCAGGCGTAAACACGCTTTCAAGCACCCCAGAATCAGACAGATTGGCAAACGCGTTTCCGTATCCTTTCGACGTCATGTTAATCGATTGCGAGCGGTCTCCTGGCGCAAACGTCATGGTTCCTGTTTTGTCGTCCAGATGTTTCAGGATTGCCAGTTTGGCCACTTGATTGGCATCTGTTCCTTCTAAGGTTTTCAGAAGCCTTGCAACGCCATCACCGCCAGCGTTGATGATGTATTTATCCGCAAATTTGTCTGCCCTAGCCGTTCCTCGGATCACGGATTTATATGCCGGGTCTTCGTCTATCAAATCAAATCTTGCCTTAGCCAATTTTCTGGCAATGTTAGCCAATTTTTTTATTTCGCCCACTTCACCAACCAATGGCATGTTGGCAAGTTCACGCAAAACAATTCCTGTCGCAAATGCCTCGTTACCTTGGCCTGAGTTTTCATAACCTTTTATTGCGCGACCCAAAATTGTTTGGCTTTTTTCTATTTCATCAAATGGTATTTGTCCTTTTGTAGCAAAATCGTCTAACTCTGCCTGCACTTGTTTTGTGACCCATTGAGACATACGCGCTGCTTTCAATTTCTCAATAGCGCTTTCCGCTATCGATGAGGAATCCACAAGCATGGGGCGATCGCCGAGAGCCGTTTTTATTGCGTTGTAAGCGTTACTAATTTCCTGTCTGGAATTTGTGTCGAATGTTTTGTATCGGTTGATGGTTTCTTTTCCCAGCATGTTGTCGGTTGGTCTGCCGTAAATATCTGGCGCAACTTGGTCTCTGATAGCTTCAAAGTTTTGCTGGAATAAGTCTGGATATTGGTTGATTCGTTCCGCCAACGCTGGCAACTTTGCGCGAAGGTTCTTTTCTTCAGAAAAAAGAGCGGAGTCGGCGGTCGCCATGCCTTTTGTCAAAGGCACTGGAACTGGCAAGGATTGCGCCTTAGCGTGGCGCTCCAGCGCTGTAGTGTTGACCTCATCAACCGGAACACCAGTCAATGATTGCTTAACCGATGCCGGTGCTTGGTCAATCGACGCCTGCACCATTGCCAATTCTGGCGTTTCAGCAGCGCCCATGCTCAACCTTGATGCACGAGCCTCTGGCGTCATTTCTGGGGCTATCGGGCCTCGTGGCGTCGGCGTGCCTTCCCCAAAAGAAACAGGCTGAGACGGCCTGCCAAACCTTGATTCAGCCGCTCTATAAGCACCAGCAGCAGCCTTAGCACCACGCGCCAATCCTTCTACTGGTGCTCTCATTCCTGTAGCGCCCAACGCCGCCTCAGGAACGCCAGACAAAACCGCGCCGGCCACGCGAGTGGCTTCTGATGGCTTGATGCCCAACGCTGGCACGCCTTGTTCGGCCACGTAAGAACCTGGCGCACGAGCTGCCTGCACAGCCGGTTCCATTTGCGCGCCCAAACCAGTAACGGCAGCACGACCACCAAGCGTCATCGGTTGCCCGCCCAACGTCTCTTGCGCCTTGCGCACCCATTCAGCGCCCTGACCTTCTGGCCCCGGCAACAACGTGCCTGCAATGCCATACAAACCAGACCCTATTTGGGCCCCAGCCTGACGCAACATGCTCCAGCCCACGTCGGCAGGCGCTCCGGGTCTGGTCAATCCACCGGCAAACATGGCCGCCCCAGTCAGCGCCCGCTCTGGATAAGACATCGCTGGCGCTTCCTGAGCGGCCTGTGTCTCTTCAACAAGCGGTGCGGATTCCCATGCCGGTTTAGCACCAGATTCAGCCTCGACTAGCGGTGCGGACTCCCATGCCGCAGGCATTATGGCTTCCTCCGCTGTTTGCCGTTGGGGTCAAGGAAAACCGCGCCGGATGGAAGCGCATTGAATTCCGCGTCACTGGTGATTTGTTTTGGCGCACCACCGGCAGGCGCAGCGCCCTGCTGTCTAGCTTTGACGCTGGTTTCGTGTTCCGTAAGCAACTGCAACGCTTCCGGTTGGTCGGCAAGGATTCTGTCATTGAAATCATCAAGCCCTGTAGCCGATTTGTACTGACGTCGAAGACCCAGCATCTGACCGCCCATCAATTCTTTCAGTCGAGAAATTGCGCTCATCAACGCCTGCGGACTGGATGCCGCACTAATCGTCTTTTGCAATTCTTCGCGGTCTGACACGCCACCAGCGCCGCCCACTACGGCCTTGAGGACTTCGTCAGCCACAAGTGGTTTGATGGTCGCAAAATCGTTAGGCGCTGTGCTCAACCCAAATTGCTGCTGAATGAAATTTCCCACGCGATTAAGTGCGGCCACATCGCCGTTGTTGAGCGCCTTTGCGGCTTCTTCCAACGTTGCGAGGTGATCCATCGAAACGCCAATCGAACGCACGGTGTCACCTTGCTTGCCGGTCGAAAACTTGTTCACCGCGTCGCCGATGACTTTGTACTGATATTCCTTGTACTCAGGATACTGCTTGCGCACCTCAGCCATTACAGCCTGTCCAGCCGGTGTGTTTCGTTCTCTAACGCTAAGAGGCGGCCTACCGTACGTCCCAATCGATTTGACGAGCCCCGGGTCTATCCCGCCCGCCGGTATGGATCCGAACGTGACACCCGCCTCCATGTTCCTTTCCGCAGTGGTCGGCGCAACCCCACCCAATCGAGTCACCGCGCCCGTCACCGGGTTCTGCTGGTACATGCCAGCGCCTTGCGGGCCGGTCATCGGGAACGGGTGGCCGAATTTCTGTTGCTGAGATTTCAGCAACTCGTAACCCTTGGCATGGGACAGCATGATCCCGTCAAGAAGTCCTTTGAGGTTGCCGTTTTGCAGTTTCCCGGTCAGTTGTGTGATTTGCTCTTGCGATAGCGCTGGCTTGCCGTTGGGCAACGTCGTTTTGGCTAGCGTCTGGATGGTCTGCGTGGCGGCAGGCAGCAGCGCCGCATCAATTTCCTGCGGCGTTCTGCCCTGAGCCTGCATCGTGCTGGCCTGCTGCCAGAGCGGGGCGACGGCATTGGCCTCTAGCTCAAGCTGTTTGCTCAACACCTCATAGTTGCTTTTGGTTAATTCGTTCTGGCCGGCCTGAGATTCGTTAAACGCTTTTTGTACCTTGAGTCCCATCTCAGGATTTACCTTGATGGCTTCTGCGGCGTATTTGGCCTGTCCTTCAGGTGTGCTCACGTCGTATTTGCTTGACAGACTTTTGAGCGTTTGGATGTCTTGCATTTCCTGCTGAGCACCGGCCATTTTCATTTTGTTCATGGCCTGTTGATCGACAAGGTCTGCCAGTTTGTAACCAGTCGCCATGGCCTCGATGGGATTGCCGCCGGCAGAGCCGATGCTTGCGATGTCAGAAGGATTAATAGCCATTTTTAATAGCCTCCCAACGCGTAGGAGTTGAAATCACTAAAACCGGCAGGGCTGCCAACACCAGTTACCGCACCACCGCCCTGCAAACCACGAAGCGTGTTCATGGTGATGTAATTGTTCATCCCGCCACCGATAGCGTTCGTGATACCACCGACCATTCCTGTCGCGATGTTTGCCTGATTCTGGCCCTGCGCGCCGTAGATGTTCGCAAGGTTGGTGCCCACCTGACCGACGTTGGCCGCCTGATTGGCCGCCGATGCTTCGCCGATTTTGATTGGAGACAGAAGGTTCTCCAGCTGCGTTTGGTACGTCTGGCCGGCCAGCCCTTGGCTGTACTGGTCGAGCGCCTGCAGGGTGTTGCCGCTCAGGCCCAACCCCATCGCGGCTGCTTGACGCTTGGTGGCGTCCAACCCCTGATTGAGCGCGAATTGATAACCTGGCGTCTGCTGGAGCTGCCCCATCACAGACTGTGGAGACAATCGCTGCCCCTTAGGGCCAATGCCGAGCAACTGCATATACGCCGGAATAGCAGACTCACCGAGACCTCGGTATGGCGCTGACAAGCGCTCTTGCTGAGCCAGCGTGTCCCGTTGCGTTTGGGCTTGCAGTTTGGCCGCATCTTCCGTAGCCCCGGCCGCTTCGGAGCCCGCAATCGCACTGCCTGCCGCGCCAGCTACCGCTGATCCAATAATTGCCGCTTCAATCCCCATGCGAAAACTCCCATCGGTTGCCGTTCTGAGTCATGCCCATGCGCCGCAAAATGCTGCCCATTTTCTGCTCATGTCCCTGCGCAATCTGCGTGAATCGCATCATACTGCGCAACTGTCGCACGATCGACTTCGTAGCCCACCGGCGCCGCCATGGCTTCACGATTGCCGTGTGGCCCTCTCCATCTGGCGACAGGAAAAACGCCCCGATGGTTTCGCCATCGCGTTGTATGGCCAGCACCAGCCACGATTCGCAAACTTTTCGATACGTTGGCCAATCAATCGGCATCGTCCATTCGTTGGCTTCGTACCCAACACGCAACGCAGATTCTCGGTCATCTGCAAAATACGTCGCCACTACGCATTGACTGCTTTTATGATTGAGAAATTCACCACGCAAGCCTCAGAACGCGAAGTTCCACTATAGTTGGTAACCCGGAATCGGCAACTGCCAGCGGCGACGGCTTGGCACTGCACTAGGTAGGTCGAGGCAGTCCCGCCAGGCCCCATGTTGCAGATGATGGTGTCAAAAGCGGCGATAAAGCTGTTGGTCAACACGAACTGAACTGACGCGCCTGCGGCCAGCGCGGCAGCGTTCATGGTGATAGCACCGCAACCCTTGTTAAGCGTCACGCCTTGGCTCTTTGATGTGCTCTGAGTGACTGCGCCGCCAGGACTAGGGACAACTCCGCTTACCGGATGAGTTCCATACCCCAAAACACCATTAGTGCATAGCGCGCCGGTAAACGCTTTTGAATCACTATTATCTGAAACATAGAATGCAAATGAAAAATTTACGCTACCGGTGTCCGTCCAAAATGCCCACGAATTGGTGACGGTCGCGTTGACACCAGAGACCATCCCTGACGAAACAAAAAACGTAATGCCATTCGTATATGTGACTGCCGTATTAGTCGATTCAATCGATACCGCGTAATAGTTATACGAAATTCCATAAGCGTTAATTGCGCCAACAAGACTTACCGTGTCTGTATAGACAAAATTGCCGCCAAGCAAGCACGTTGCATATCCGGGGTCTGGAACGGGGCCGCTAACGTTAGCCTGATTGGTTATAAATACTCTTGATTGATCAATCGTCAGCGCTGTTGTGGCTGAGCCCACAGACGGCGTGGTTTGAAACGTCATGCCCGCGTTTGACGCGATGTTTGTGGTTGAAAACGTCAAATTGCCAACAGCACCAGAAGTGAAAGTTCCGGTCGTCCCGCTGATTGGGCCAGTAAACGATGCGCTAACACCAGAAAGCGTAGAACCAAGTGTCATCGGCCCCGCAAAACTGGCCGTGCTGTTGGCCGTCATCGCCCCGTTAAACGTCGCCGCTCCGGCCGCTGTAATGGCTCCAGTGACGTTGAGGTTGGCCACCGTGACGTTGCCGCTAAAAACTGGCGTGGCGGTGTTGACCGCACTGGCGTTGATGCCGGCGTTGCTGAACACCTGAGAGAAGAAAGCGACCCACGCAGGGGAAAGGTTTCTGCCGTCCTTCGTGATTTCCGTTGATGGAACCGGCGGGAAACTCACTGTTGCCGCTCTGCCACCACCGCTGCGCCCTCGGTAATGACGAATTTAACCGGGTCGGTCATGCGGACACGAAACACGAAATCACGCGCCGAACCGAACCGCCGAGCCACCACCCGGGTTTTGTATTGGCCGATCGCGCCAACCGATAGTTGCCGTGGGTTGCTCCACGTCCTGCCGTTGTCCTTGGACGTTTCCAGCGTGACCACGGGATTGCTTCCCTGCCCTGATTGCAGGCCCACGCCGGTTTCCATGTCCAAGTAAAACTCAGCGACGGTGATCACGTTGAAATCTTGCGAGCCGTGGCGCGTAACCAGTTCGCGCACAATCGTCTGGCCGCCGTCCGTAAAGCTGTTTTCGTCGATGACGTAAACGTTGCCGCTGTTGTAGTCGGTAATGAGCGATTGATTCTGGTACGTCGTGCTGAGTTGCCCGGTGTGGCGCTGAGCGTAACCGGTCGGCACGCCGCTCTGAGTTTCAGACCAAATGCCAGACGACAGGTCGTACAGAAACGAACGGTTGGCCGTGGGGAACGTCAACTGGTACATCGGATGACCGTTGATGACGTACGTCAGTGCCGTAGCGTCAGAAACCGTCGAGAACCCAGAGATGATGTCTTCGAGGTCTGGCGTGCTGACCACCGCCACGGTATAGCCGCTGATTTGGCAAACCTGAGAAGTGCCTTGCGGGTTCTGCGCGAGGAACAACAGCGTGCTGCCGACGTGGCCGCGGCTATACACCGCGTTGATGCCATATTCAGAAGTGACCGACAGGATTGGTGCAAACGGCTGCGGGCTGCTGCCGACGTTCTGCCAGAACTCGGTGTGGCGCTCGCTGAAAACCACCAGATTGCCGGCCAGCGAATCCACGGCGAGGATGTTGTCCGAATACTGACTAGCAGCCGCAAATGACAACGCGTTCCACGAGGAACCATCAAACACGCCAGACGCAAAAAAGTTCTGCGTGCCGGGCTGTTCGCACACAAAATATCCGCCAACAAATGTCACGGTCTTGGCGCCGTTGGGAAATCCTGCGGCCGTGATTTTCGATAGCGTCGTCGTGGTGGTGTTAAACAAGTAACCCTTAGAACCATCGACGATCACAATCTGCGTGGGGCTGCGCGCCATCGACACGTTGCCGAATGAACTCGCAATCGTGGCGCTGCTGTACAACGTGCTGCCGGTGCTGCTGAGCGAATAGAACGTGCCGCCGATGACCGCGTAAAGGTTCGATTCCGTGCCAAGGATTCCGCGCACCACGCCGGCCAAAGTGAACTTTAGCGTGAGCCCTGGCGTGCCAAATATCGCGACCTTCGACTTGTCGCCGTCTGGCCTGTTCTCCAGATAACAATTCAGTCGACGCTGACGCGTGACCGGAAACGAGTGCCCAGCGATGCCGTTCCCGAAGAGCGGATAAACTTTCATGGCATGTACTGATTGGCTTGAAAGTAAATTTCGGTCATGTCTGGGTTCGACTCGCGAGCGTATGCCAGCGCCTCGGTGTAGTTGCTCTGCATCTCAGGCGTCCACACCGCGTTAAACATCGGGCAAATTTGCTTGCTAAGTCCCCAGCACAACGCGTTGAACCACTCCGCTGGATATTCCGGGTTGTCCAACGCCGCGTTGAAATCCTGAATCGGGCGCAGGTAAACGATGTGAATCGTCTTCGTCACGTCCTGCGCGCCGCCGACATCAATGTACAGCTGGCCGTTGGTGAGCTGCGCCTCGTAGTAGATGGCCGTGGGGTCGCTTACGTAGCTGCTGGCCGTCTTGGTCGGCAACTGCTCGTAGGTCTGCACGGTCATCATGTCCAGCGGCGTATCGTTCTGCGTGATGTCGCGCAGGATGGCCGTCACGATTTCTAATGGGCGCTGGCCCTTGGTGGTGTAGTTCCAAACGTAGTTGCCAGCGGTCGCCGCACTGGGCAGAGCTGTGGCAATCGTGATGCTTGGCGAGCTGATGCTCGATACCGTGGTACTGAAGATGTCGCCGCTTCCGAGCTGCACCACCACGTAGTCGCCCACCGTAAAGTTTGCGGTGCTGCTGAACGTCAGCGTGGTGGCTGCGGCTGCCGCGTAACTGGCCAGCGTCTGCGTGGCGTAGTTGGCGCCTGCCACCTTGGTGACACCAGCTGCCCAGTTGTCGCCGGACGGCCCTAATGCGTACTGGTACTTGGTGGACGACAGGAACAGGTCGGCGCGCTGCCGGGTCCAGATTTTGAGCCCGGGCGCAAAGTCATAACGCCCCATCCACTGCTTCACCATCATGTTGAGCTTGCGCGAGCAGTCCGTGGTTTCCTGCGCGTCGATGCTGCCGTAGGCATCGAGCTTGCCGATGTTCAGCATGGCTTCCCGGATGATGTCGTCTCGCGTGACAGTGAACGCGTAGGTGCCGCTGGTGCTCATGTCTGCAATGCCTTCCTGATGATTGGGGCGATCACATTGTATGCGTCGTCGGCCGTGATTTCAGCTTGACATTGGGCCACGCCCATCAGGTTGCCCTCGGCATCCTTGGCCTGCTGGCAGTTGCTCCAGTTGTAGTGCAGCTGATGACAGGCTGGCGCTTCGTTGTCGCCTCGTCCCGGACAGTGCGTGGCAAGAGCGGCCAGCGGTGTGGTGTTGTCCCAGTCTCTGGTGAGGTTCTCCGCGCTGCTGTGACTCAAGAACACCACTTTAGGCATCGGCTCGTGAGACACCGCGTTGAGCACGCCGGTTTCAGGCCCGACGACCATATCGGCCAGCAGAGTGAATGCCAGCGTTTGACGGATTTTCCATTCTCCGCACATTGGCCAGACGCGTGGCTCCGTTTTGATTTTCATGCCCTTGATGCGCTTTGGTTGACCAGTGGTTTCATCAGGCACAAACCATCCCTGCTCGAGGAGCACGCCGGCTTCAGAGCCGACCATGACGACGTGAACGTCTGGGAACTCAATCATCAGGCGCGCGTAGACTTGGTCGATGTAGGGCCACGTTTTATGCACCGACGAGCCGGCCAGCGCCCAGACGATAACGAACTTGCCCATTTCTTCGCGCTGTTTCTTGGCCCATAAAGTTTCTTCTGGTAGCGCAAAAAACTTTACGGCAGGCCTGTGCTCAAGCTTGGCACAATCGTGCTGGAATTCGAGATAGTTCTGGTTGCACATCCGGTGGCGAACGGCCGGCGGTGTCTCGTACATGAACCGCCCAGGAATCGGCAGGAGCGTGCCTTCCGCGCTTTCGCTCAACTGGACCCACTTGTCAAACTTCTTGCGGTGATGGCCCCAGAACGCACCGAGGTGTTCATTCGGCACTTGGTTGACGTCCTGATAGTAGAAATCATCCACGTTGGGATCGTGCTTGATGACGTCGCAGCCCGGTGGCGAGCAGAACACCGTGACGTGATAGCCCTGCGTTTTGAGACCGGCAAACACACTGGAGGCCTGCAGGATGTCGCCATACGCACCGTAGCGCACCACGGCGGCCGTCTTCTCTGGCTTTGGCTTCTGATGGCTGTAGCGCCACTGAAACGCCTTGTGCGCGCTCTTGGCGCGTTCTGGCATAGGTAGCTTCTCGAACACCGCGAACAAGCTGTATTCCATGCCTTCGTTGCGCTGCTCAAGCACCCGGCAATCCCATGAACCCACTGGTCGCATGTAGGCCAGCAGGCGCTGTTCGTTCACGTTCCACTTATGGTCTGGATTCGCGTGCGGCTCTCCCACTTTGGGATACAAATCCTCATGCGGCAGGTAGAGCACCAGATAGCCGCCAACCTTCAGCACTCGCCACCACTCGCGCAAGGTTTCCTCTACCTTTTCCGGCGCGATGTGTTCGAGCAGATGCGATGAGTAGACAGCGTCGTAGGCTTCTGAGCCGAACAGCCGCAGATTGCTGGCGTCCTCAATCCAAATGTCGGGCTTCATCTGGATTCCGAATAACTGCGAATCAACGCCGGAATCCAAGCCTATGAAATGGGGGAATCCTTTGTTAGGCCCGCAGCCGACATCGAGGACTCGGCCACGCGTCCAGCGTGGCAGTTCCCACACAATTTTCCCTGATTCGTTACCCTGCGGGTCTTCTGCTCTCCAAACCATCGTTTATTCCTCTTCTTTGAATCCGTCCATGATACAAAAAAGAACCCCGGGCGACCGGGGCAGAGAAGAGAGCTTGGAGGGCTCTGGAGGAATCAGGTTTTAGACTTTCTCCGCTCCGGCGGTGCGTCTGGTGATGAGTCAAGCGATGTGTCAACCGGTGGGTCAAGTGGTTCGCCATTGGCTTTGAATATCACGCCGTCCTGCTCGTACCGGCCCTCGTATTGGCCGCCCGAATAAATGATGCCGTGCGGGCGGTCAGGGTCGAACTTTAATCCCATAGCACGTTCCAAATTCCCGGCGTGCCGGACGTGACGACAGTCAATGCCCCAATAAACTGAACGCCTGTACCGCCCGGCCCCGGGTTCGCTTGAAACCCGGTAGATGCTGCAGTCTGCGTGGCGTTCAGCGTGCTGGTTGTGGTTGTGGTGCCAGTGACTTTGATGTCGTACGGAGTCAAAGTCCACGTCGTTCCCGTGCTGATGCAATTAATGCCGTAGAAGACGCCAGGGCCGCCGTCAATGGTCGTCGTGCCGGCGGTGTTGACCACGGTGTAGTTTGCGCAACCCGGTGAGTAAACCAATCCGGTCGTCGGATCGATACCGCACATCCCAACGGGGACCGCATTTCCTGGAGGTGTTAATGGCATGGCTTACAACCTGTCCAAATAATTGTTGCGCTCAACGAAGCCACCGACATCGTCGTAAAACGCATCGTTGTGCTCACGGGTGTATTCGTCGTCGGTTTGGAGCAACGATTTCTTGTGGAAACCGTGACGCAATGATTCGGCGCTCAACTCAAAGTTGGTCACGTCGCCCTGCGCTAAGTCGGTCGGAAAGTTGCCAGCAGTGTTCACGCCCATCTGGCGGATGTCGGCGTATTCCTGATCTTCAATATCCATCCCGGGCGGCAACGAATTAAAGAGCGCAGCGTTGTTCATTGCTTTGCTGTCGTTGTCACCGCCCGGCCTTCCTTCGCGACCAAGAGCGCCTTTCTTTGCGCGCATTTCGTAATCAGTTACCCAGCCATGTTCGTTCTCGGCTTTCGAGTTGTAGTCTTCACCAAAGGTGACCTGAAACTTTTCCTGAACGACTTTTGGCATGGCTGGGGTCTCCGATTAGATTTTCGCGTTGCCCTTCTTGTTCGTCATTTCCTGACGGCCCATGTCGAGCGTATCAGGCATCTGCGAACCCTCAGAGCGAACCACCCAACCATCGCCAGGAAACGACAGGCCGCCTTCGTAGGCCACCATCTTCATTTCGCGAATGTCGGAGATTTCTTGATCTTCAATATCCATCCCCGGAGGCAGGCTGTTGTACAGCGCATTGACGCCGTACACCAAACCTTTCTTCGCGAGATAGCCATTGTCTTTCACGCCCACCATTTCGTTGCGCGCCATGAAAGCAGAGTCAGGCAGCACATCCACGTCAGCAACTTCGGTATTCTTCATTTCGTGACGAGACTGGCCGCGAGCATTCGCAGACTTAATGACATCCTCCATATTCGGAGCCATGTCACCGTACATCTTCGTCGCGAGCTGGTCCGCAGTCACCTGCGGCGTCTCGTATTGTTTGCGGCCCTGCTGATTTATTTTCGGCATTTCAATTACTCCGATTAGGCGGTGAGGTTAGCGAGCGGCTGAACCTGCCAGTCCACAGTCAACACAGCGGCAGCGGTTGCATCCGTACCGCCCGTGATGGTGATGACGTCGCCCGGGTTGATGGCGGTTCCGTACAGGCCGGCGGTGCCAGTCGAGCTGTTCAGCGCCTGCGTGTACCACGAACCCACCACGCCAGTGCTCGTGCCAGAGTTCACCGTCGAATAAATGTCCGGCGAGAATTGAGCCAGAGTGGCCGTGGCGAACGACGCAGCAGCACCAGCGGCAGCGGTGTTATAAACACGCGTCACGGTGTACTGGTTGTTGTTCGCGTGGACGGTCAGCGTGTTAGAGCCGTTGTTGTAATACTGGGTCTTCGTGTATGTGGAGGTGCCGGCAGCCGTAAGGCCAACCGTCACCGCCATCAGCTGTAGCGTTGAGTGCGCCACAAACTTGGTGGTGCTGTTCGCGCCAGCGGCGACCGTAGCGATCCAAGTGCCACGAGCCAGATAGCTGGCGTGGTCGTAACCAAAGTTGGTTTGCGTGTTGTTAAGTGCCATGTGTGCTGCTCCTTAAGCCGCCGAGTCCCACTTCACGATACGAACGTTCGTAGCGAGAGTGTGGACGATGCCAAAACCGCCGAGGTAGTACCACGCGATGCCTTTGCTTCTTCCGTAATCCGTGGGGATTTTCCCGCGCATTTCTTCAGGCACCGCGATGGCTTCCGCCACCGTGTCGTTGCCGAAGAAGAAGCACCAATCGCTCGCGCCAGCAGACCACGCAGTCGTGGTGATACCGTCCGTACCCGTGCCTTTTGCTACGGAAGTTTGCTCAATGAACCGTACGTTCTCGTAGCGCCCTATCTCACCGTTCATGATCAACGCGAAACCAGTGTCAGAATACTGATGGATGGTTTCAAGGTTGTTCTTAAGCGTGCGCAGCGTGGTCGGCCATGCAAGGCTGTAATAGTCGTCAGCGATGTAGGCCGGAATATTGCGTTCCTTCATCGTGTCAACAATGGCCTTGACGTGGCCGTTGTTGAGCGCCACCGAGTTGGTCAGCGTCGCCGTGCCGTTTGTGGTCAGCGTGACCGCCGTGGTGCTGGTGCCGGCAGTCGGAACCACGCGAAGCAGGGTCTGGTTAAACTGAGTCCAAGCAGCACGGTCAAGCCATTTGACGCAGTCGTTCTTCAAAACCTTTTTGATAACGTCTTCGATCGGGAACTTCGACAGGTTGTCGAGCTTGCCCGAGTACGGAATCGAGTTGCCGGCCTCGGTGATCGTCAACGTGCCCTGAACAATCGTAAAATTAGTTTCGGGCATCGTGTTGGTTTCAGTCAGCACCGAACCAGCGGTGGCGACGTCAGAGAACACGTCCCAAGTGAAAAGGTCGCCCTTCTTTTTGCCCTGCTGACTGATGTCATGCACGTCGGCAAACTGACGGAACTTGACGAGCGGCTGCACGTTGGCGCGCAGCACGTTGGAAAGCTGGCGGCTGTACATATAGCCACCCAGCGAGTTAACAGCCCAAACCTGACCAGCCATGACGGCCTCCTATGAACGTTTGTGAATGATCGGCCGACCCTGACCCCGAGCACTAGCCATCTTGCTGATGGTCGTCTCGTAGGTCTCGTCGTCTCCCTCGTCGCCGTCTACCGCCTGCCGTCCTCCAGCTGCCGGTAAACTGCGAACCGACGCTTTGCGAGCCTCTTTCTGGCTTCGAGCCAAATCCGTCGTCACGCCGAGTTGATTCCGCAGTTGTCCCAGATAGCTGCGAGCATCATCGCCAACCATCTTGAGCCGCGCTTTGAAATCCATCTCTGGATTCTGCTGCGCGAGTTCTGCGTCCACCTGCACGGCCCTCTGCCGTACCGGGTCAATCTTCAGCACGTCGGCGTATTCGGATTCAAACCAGTCCACGGCCTGCCGAAACGTCAACCGACCATCTATGCGTCCGTCCACAGCGCGCAACACGTCCGTTTCGGATGGTGTTCGCTCCAAGCGCCGTGCCAACTCGTCAATGGCTTCCTGCTCACCCATCAAAGCCCGCGTGAGCATATCGCGGACGCCGGTCTCCCGGCTTTGAGGCTCGTCCGTAGATGGAACCCCGGAGATATTCTGCGCCGCCTGCTTGGCGTTGCGCAAGTACTCATCAGCGGCTGTGACCTTGCTGCTCGTCTCCCGGAGCTGCTGGAGCGTCAACCACTTTTCTTGCCCGTTCACGATGATTCGGTAATAGGTCTCGCCGTTGGTTTCCCGCACATCGTCAGCACCGTGGCTGCGCGCTTCGGTGACGTCTTCAGGCTCTGCGTCCGGTACTTCGTCGCCCGGCTCTTCGCGGTCCTGCCACGTCTCCTCTTCAACGTCCTCGATGTCGCGCTCTTCGTCGCCCTGATTCGCAATCGCGTTCAGGCGCTCGAGGCGCTCGTTGTTGCGCTGCTCGTTAGCCCTCGTGGCCTCAGCCATGCGCTTGGCTTCTTCTTCCGTCATGCTCATTGTTGTTCCTCCAACATCTGCAGGGCTTGTAGCCCGTCTTGAATGGCGTATGCCAGCCAGTCGCGGAAATTTCGCGCCCGGGTAATCGTGGCCTGCTCGGCCAGAATGTCTTTGATGGCGAGCGTGTGCGCGTTGTTGATCAAACGCTCGGTCGCCTGCTCCTCTTCTTCCTGCGTTTTCGATAGCAGATAAACGCCGATATCCGATTCAAGGAAGGCTTCCACCTGCTTGCCGAACACCGCTACGTTAACTACCGGGTCTTTATCATTCAGGCGCTTCATTTTTCACGCTCAACTTTGTTCAATTTCACTCCCGGCACCATTAAGTAACTTGTCCCATGTTCGTCAGACATTTCTACAGCATGAAATCCCAATTCTTTGGCGATTCTTCCTCTTAGCTTTTGAGCAATTAAAGCAGGGTCATCCAGTTTGGCATCCGAAAGATTGGCCGATTCGGCATATTCGTTGCCTGATTCTTCAATAATTGCTTTCCAAGCGTCGTCAAAATTATCGTCGTTTTCTGTTATTCCGGTAATTTTCTGGAATGCTTTTTTGGTTTTTTCATAGGGGATTTCATAGTTCAAATCGTAGTGCGTCAAAATTTTGTGTTCTGGAATGTCGGCGTAATAATTGAATCCAGACCCATGAGACTTTGCGGATTGCAAATCTGCGGAACCAAAAAAACCATCGAAAGAACCTCCTTTCGGAACTTCAGAAAACTCACCATGACCGCCATGGTACAAACGAACCATGCTGGGAACTTTCTTTTCTGTTGCCAAAACGGCAGACCCAATTCCTTTTACGGCGCCGGCCGCTTTGGATGCTGCACCAGCTCCTTTTGCTACGACGCCTAAAGGCAATGCACCTGCCATATCCAGCGCTGCAGGCTTTATTAATTGTCTTCCTGCTCGAGTATCTGCAAGCACATAAGGCTCCCCTTCCGCCATGCGTTGCGCGGCTTCTGGTGCCTGACCCAATAAGAAATGGCTTACCGCCTGACCATATGGGTTGCTGGCGGGGAACAGATTTTTAACCGCTTGCAAATACGGGGACACAGCTTGCCCGAATTGCATGGATAACGTTGGCGGAACGCTGGATGCGTAACCGTCAGCTTGGCTTTGTTGGGCCCACGCGTTTTTTAACGTTAATCCGTTTTGCTCGTCCGTCACCGTTGCATGGCTCCAAGCTGTTCAGCACCCGGCAAACCTTGCCCTGGCATTGCCTGCGCCGGAGTCTGCGGACGTGGCACCGGACCAGCGGGTGCAGCGCCCGGTTGCTGCTGCATCGCCTTCTGCGCCGCCGACGATTCGAGCATGTCTTTCTGCGCAAGATGCTTGGCGTAGAGTTGAAGGTTCTGGTGCGTGTCTTCCTTGTCGGCCAGCAGGAGTTTGACGATGTTGTCCTGCCGGTTGGTTTCCAGTTTGACTTGATTGGCTTCGCTCTTGTCCTTGCGCTCCTGCATCAGTTTCTGAATGGCCTGCATCAGTTGCTGATTCTGCTGCTGGAGTTTGATGACCTCGGGGTCATTGCCGATGGTGAACCTCTCGCCATCCTGATAACCAGACAGCGCCGCAATTTCTTTCCAGACTTCCGACAAATTCATGCCCGGCGGTGGTCGGGAGGCGACGGCCGCGAACGAGTTGATGCCGGCGAGGAACTTTTGCATCTTGGTCACCGGGTCGGTGTTGCCCATGCCGACGTTCACGTTGACGACCATTTCCTTTTCAAGCAGGTCGTCCGTCACTTTGTCCATGCCAGCCTTCTGGAATTGCTTCGATTTCTGGCCAGCCAGATTCAAAATGTTCTGGTCGGTTTCGTAGTGCTGCTCGAGTAGAACCAACTGGCGCAGGATGGGCACTACAAAGGTTTCTGAGTACGTCATCAGTGCGTACTCGGTCAGCATGTTGGCCGGTGCCTGAAGCAGCGTCATGGCTCTGGCAGGCTCACGTGGTGACCTTGCGGTTTGCACGCTCGCGCTGCTGAAGTTCCCAACCAGCTCGTCGAAGTTTGCGGTATTGCGGTCTTCCTCGAGGTACGCACTCTGCGTCACGTCCTGCCACTGATTCTCGACCACGTCGGCAGTCGGGTCGTCCATGAGAACAACGCGCCCGGGAACGTTGCGCACCAGTGCCGGTAGGTCAACATTCTTCCCGCGCTTGGCGAAGTAGCCCTTATTGAGCACGAACTTCACGTTATCCAACCGCTGGTTTTTGATTTCGTTTATCTCTTCCTGCAGGTCCTTCACAAGATTGGGCAGCGGCTGCGCCATTGGCTTGTGCGTCTCGATCATCATCGAGCCCATCACGTACGGCCGGCGCCCATGAAACACCGTCATTTCCAGCGGCTCTGGGTCGGTCAACATTCGTTCGCTGCGCAGAGTGAGGAACTCGTAGTCGGTGCCGTCCCAGCGATGGATGTGCCGATGCACGAACACGATGTCGTAATCCGACACAGATCGCCGCTCAAGCGCTGGGTCCTGCTGATTGCCCACGCGCGTGCGTCGCGTCGAGTCGTCTGCACCGTCGGCCACCAGCGCGCTGTCTGGATAGGATTTCCACTGCCGGCCCTTGGGGTCTGGGCGTGCCATGCGGGCCTTCACGTCAACCGCAAACATCGGAATGACGTGAATCAGGTAGGGCGAGGAATTGATGGGGTCTGTCCAGTTGGCAGACGGGTCGAACCTGAAATTTTCGATGGGCACCAAGTCCACGCACGGTTTGTCTTCGTGGCGAACCAACTTACCTTTGGCGTCTCGTTTCATCGAATAACGCCAGTAAACATGCGCCACGGATGCGCCCTGAATCTGCGCATCCTGCATACCGCCCAGGACAATCTGAAACCACGGAATAGACTTCGTGAGCCGGTATTGCAGAAGCTGCTGCATCACGTCTGCCGACACACGCTCCTGCTGGTCGTTCTGGTTCTGCGCACTGACGCTGATGCGGTCGAGATTGGAGAAGAACGCCGCGGCCGCAGCGGCCTCATTCTTGCGCACGATGGCCCGGGTCTTCGGGACGAACAGGTGCGAGCGCTTCTTGAAGATTTCCGAATTGTACTTGCTGTCGCCCGGATGCTGGTTGTTGAACGCCCGAATGGAATCGTCCCATAGCCGGCGATAGTTCGAATCGACGAACGACGTTGAGAACCGCCACGCGTCTTTGGCTCTGCGCGTCCAGTTGGGCTGGTCGGTCTCGTATTCGAACTCTTCTTCTTCGGTGTCGTACTGCTCAGGCTCGGCACCGCCGTCGTCCATGTTCTCGCTGCCGAGCAACCACAGCGGTGCGTCGCCAGATTTCGGGTCTTGGATGCTGGGCGGCTGCGGACGGGACTGCGTGCTCTCGCTCATCGGAAACTCTCCTGCTTAAACCGCCACGACATCGGCACGATGGCCGGCTCACCAGTCCATGCACCACGCTTGAGACCAAACGCCTCCAGCAGCTGCCCGCCGAACTCAACCGCCGAGCGCTGAATTTCTCTCGGCGTGCCCAGCTTGTTGCGTGGCAGAAGTGACGCGAAACCTTCCCGGCCCAGCTCTTCGGCCACCGCGCCTGCAATCAACAGATGGCGAACCACGATGCCGCCGCCCTGAAATCCAACAATCCACGGATGGTTTGGGTAGTGCTGGTTCAGCGCCTTGCCGACCTCGAGGGCCAGTTCCATCTGACTCCGCTCCTCGGGGTCGCCTTGTTCCATGATGTGCATGTTAGGTACTCGGTGGTTCGTAGAAGCCAGTATTGCCACGGTCGGTCGAGTCGAAGCCTCGGCCATTGCTGAACTCGTAAACTCGGTGGTCTGGCGCTGAGAACTCGCTGCCCCACGCCCGGCGGACCATCTCGTTCCAGCTGAACTGGCGAGTCGTCACGGGCAGGCCAAGGTCTGGTGGAACGCCGCGCCGCTGGTCTTGTGCCGGATACAGATACAGCGAGTAGTAGCCATCGGCTGACCACTGCGCGTATTGCCCGCCTGATGATGGAGTGCTCGGGCTTGACGCATAACCTGGCGAACCGCTGGCGTTGATTAAGACGCTATCAGCAGTGAACGCAAGCGAGTTTTGCCATGCGTTGCTATCCGCCATAACGTGCCTCATACCATGCCGAGAAAACTTCGTCGCGCATGACTTCCGCAATCTGCTGCGCGGACAGTTGGCCGGAACGGATGCAATCAGCTAGGAGTTGGTAGGTCATGGCGTTGTTCGACAACTTGTTGCTGGATTTTCTGGAAAACGGCTACCGATAATTTAAGTGGCATTTGCCCAAGCGCCTCAATTACGATGGCTAATTCTTGATCGGTCAATTTCAGGGTGATGTTGTTCATGTCGTCGAATCCGTAACCAATCCAAGATTTGAAAGCGCCGTCATTAAAGATGTTAAGGCTGCGTTTGCTCCTTTAGACCCGGTGACCGTTGGCTTGCCAGTTACCGCCGCGCCAAAAAATCCTAGCTGCGGCGCGCTACCACTGGACGACCAGCGTAAAGCCAGTTGAGCATAGTTGTTGCAGTAAAGCCCGCCTTCGCCAGTGCCCGTGCCTGTCGATGCTGACCACGTTGTCGCAGTGCCGCTTATGACCGACCCGCCCCAACTGACTTGTTGACTGGCTGCAAACAAAATTGCTTGACTCGAAATGGTGGCGTTATTGAAATCTAACCCACGGACAAAATAACCATTTGCCTTGATCAATGCGCCCGTGGCGTTTGGTGCGGTGCTGCCGCCATTGACCTGATATGCAATTCCATTCGGCACGATCGTGTCCGTCCTCACTAGGCTCCCGACCCACCATTTATGACCCGTGATCGACGGGGCAATTAGGATGCCAAAACTGCCGGGATAAATGGCGGCAGTTGAGCCGTCACTTGCGGGCAACACATCTGGAACCACTTGCAATCCAACGGTGTACCGCGTGCCACCGATGTCCGATTGCAAACCGAAATCCGCCCAGCGGTTTCCGACGTTAATCTCACAACCGATTGCCGCCCCGCCCGTGAAGGTTTGCGACAGGGATGACGATGGAGTGTTAGCGCCAAACCAAGCACCAAAAATTTGCGCTCCAGATGCGGAAAAGTTTTGAGCAGTAACCCATGAGGTAACACCAACATCGAATTGCGTTGCCGGTATTGCAGCCGAAATCAAATAGTCAGTGAGACTCAGCCCATAGCTTCCGTATCCTCCTGTACGCTTAACGTTGATGGAGCTTGCGCCGTTGTAGAGCGACCCTTGTACCGATGCCCATTTAGAAGGCTGCAAGTCTTGGTTATAAACGCGCAGATTCGCCGTGTCGTTGTTGACGTATGGAGCAATCGAAATCTGCACTTGAGTGCCGCTTACCTTAACAACACCGGGGCCATATAGCAGTTTCTGCTGCGCGCTGGTCAGCGCTGTTAAGCTGTAAAACGAGGTGCTTTGCGGCACATAGATTGGTTGGGCCGTGGCCGTTGCGGCGGTGAACGCCGCCGTGTCGTCCGTCACTCCGTCTCCTGCTGCGCCAAAGTCGGTGACGCTGACCACCGGATTTATTTTTGACGGTATCAACTGGAAACGCGTGCCATCGTAGGTGGCCATCACAATCTGACCAGATTTGATGTCTCCTTGGGTCAAAGCCGTGCTGCCCTGCTTTGTGATGGCTTTAGCGCCAAGTCCGTTAATGTTTAATGTCACCGCGCCGGTGTTCGCACCAGATGCTACAAATGCGATTGTGCTGCCGGCAAAATACGAGCTGTAAGTCGTCGACGTCGCTGTGATTGTGTTGGTGCCAGAAACGCTGGATAACAGCACTGAACCGCCGATGCCGTTATACAGCTCGGAAAAGTTGCTGTTAATTTTTTGGAACGCAGTTCGCCCAGGATCTCCGGTGTTGTCTCCGGCCACTGTGCCCACGTTGATTGTCTGTTGCGTCATCTCAACTGTACTCCGGTTCCATGATGTCGCTGTCGATGTACTCAGGCGCTCGAGGATCCATGTCGTAAATTCGGCTGACCGCGTCGATCAAGTCCTTGAGCCCGCAAAATGGATAATACGCCACCTGCATCTTGAAACGCTCACTGAGGTTGTACAACTGGCCGTTTTCGTCCCGGTACACGATTGGCCGCGCCAACCGGTAATCGTAACCCTGCGCAATCATCCGCTGCTGTTGAGCGCTCATGTCGGGCTCGTCGTCTGCCGGCTCTCTTGGCAGATGGAACGCATGATTTCGGATGTCCGGCAGCAACCGCTGCACTCGGTCATCTTTTGACCCCGGGCTGTCGTGAGGCCATTCTAGCGGGTCTATGCTCAGTCCTTGGACGTTCTCCGTGCGGATGCGCTCCTCGAAATAGTCCATATCGGCAATCGCGCCGAACCGCTCGTATCCGACCTTTATGCCGATGATGCCCGGCGCCACGCGCCATTTGCGCCACAGGTCTCGCATGTGCGTCCAGCGCTCAAGCAAATCCATCTTGTGATCGTAGCCATCGAGAAGGTATTTGTTGCCTTGGAAGTCAATTCCCACCACGGCCATGGCGGTGTTGGCCGAGCCCTTTTTCTTGCTGCGTGCCGGGTCGACCATCAGGTAGCACATCAACGTCTCAGGCCGAGCCTCGTACGTCTGCAGGTCATCCGGGTTGAACCAGCGCTGCGTCCCTGCCAGCGGGTTCTGCAGCATCTGGCAAGCAATCGTGGCCTCCAGCTGCGTGCGCAGACGACGCTCCCATTCTTCCTCGTTGAACAGTACCGGCCGACCGTCCTTGGTGCCGTCGTCCGTGGCTGGATGGATTCTCGGCTTGATGCCGGTGGACATGATGTGAGCATAGGTGTCGGCGAAGTTGTACCGGGTGCCGATGTGCCAGAAGCGACCGCCGGCCACGCCCAGGTTGTCGGACATACTCCAGGCTTCCGTGGTCTTCTGAATCTGTTCTGGCGTGCTCACCGATTCCATGGTGACGACGTCGTCGTACACGCGCAGCTGGAAGTGCCTCGATGTCGGCTGGCCATCCACCAGCCCGTGCGCCTCGATGGTCATTTCTTTTGGGTTGCTCTGGCGCTTGACCACGATGCCAGAGTCCAGCGACCACACTGGCGCCTCTTTCTGCGGGTTCGCCCAGAGGACATCAGGGAAGAGGGTTTTAAGAAGTTCGTTGCCTTCGAACTCGCGCTTGATTTGAGCCAAGAAGGCTTTGGCGATGGGCTTGGTGTGCGAGAACAGGCCCACCGTAATTTCCGGGTCTTTCAGGATTTCCTGAACGATGCCGCCGAACGTGATGATGCTGGATTTATAGTGCTCACGCGCCCAGAGGTCTAGGTAGCCATCCGGGTGGGCCTCGACTTCGCGGCAGCGGGCGAACAGCCACGGGTGCCAGACGTCAGTGCGGCCGAGGAGTTTGACCAGAAGATAGTAACGGTCAACGGTCGCCAGCCAGCGCATTGCGGCATGGTCTTGGCCTTTGCCGTCCAGTGCATCCCAGACGGCAAGCAGGCTACTGAATGGTGCGCTCTGTAACTGGTGCTCGACCTGCAAGAGCGCCGGCGAGTTTGTCTGCGAGTTGCTCTGCATTGAGTGCCGTTGGCCTCTCGTCTGTTACTGCCATTTCAATCGTGGTGTGGGGTTTGCCGTCGAGTCGGTCGGCAATCATCGTGCAGGCCCACTGCTCTCCCTCTACAGCCAACCCAATTATCTGGTCTGCAACGCGGTCTAATCCCTTGTCGACCGTTCCGCCGAGCCTCGCCAGCGCTCTCTCCAACGACTGTCGAACGCGTGCACCACGTGCTGCATTGTCGTTACCTTTCTGTCCGCCTTTTGTCGCCATTCGAAACGAACGTCAACCGTTTGACACCGGAGCGGTATCCGGGTTGTCTTTCTGCGCTTTTACGCCGGCCTCGTAAACCGCCACGAGACCCTCCAAATGGCTGATTTCCGCAGCCTCGCGATAGATTCTCTCAATGTCTTCAATGGTCATTTGCAGTTCCACCGTTTCAGACTGGCTTTGGCCCGTGGCGCGTCGCCCTTTGCGTGCTTAACCACTCCCTCCATCCGTGCGCAGAAACTGGCCTTCCGGCCGGCATCCTTCTCCGTCTTCGGGTGTGGCGCTGGTGCCTTGAGATGGCTGCCTTCCTCTCGGTTGTACTTAGCCCGGCCCTTGGCGGTCAGGCCAGCACCGGACTTCGTCGGGAGTTTTTCACCACGGCCTACGGAAAGATTAGCCATTATTTCGCGTTCGTCTTTTTGGCGGTCACAGGATCAATCGGTGTCTCGTCGTCATCAACAACAATCTCAAGCACATCGGCCCGACCCTGCTCATAAACCGAACGCAGGCCTTCCGCCTCGTTGTGGGCATGTCCAATTTTGTACAGGGCCAGCAACTCGTCATCAGTTCTGTTCTGCATGTCAGGCCTTCGATTTCGGTTTACCAGCAGTGCGCAACGCGATGGCCACAGCCTGCTTCTGGGGTTTGCCGTGCGCCATCTCGGTTTTGATGTTCGCCGAGATGGTTTTCTTAGACTTGCCTTTCTTGAGCGGCATTAGCTGCGCGTCTTCTTGCTAGAGCCTTTTTCGTACATCGCCGCTTTTTTCATTTGCGGAGTGCTGGTGTCCCCTTTTTTTTCTTTTATCTTGGTAGCGTGAGGACCTTCTTCTTTGTCGGTCATTTTGTAACCGGCCTTCTTTTTCATCATTACTCGTCTCCTGCTTGCCCGTGATAGGCATTGTAACTGCTGTTATAGCCATATGACGCCCGCTTTGGGCGCACGTAGAGTTCAAGTCGACCAATCATGTCCTTGTTCTTGCGATGCAAAATGGTAGCGTCCAAATCGTAATCACCAGAGATGATTGGGACGTTTCGCCAATCCCTCGGCGCGCACTGGTGACAAGGATAACCATCGGGCCGTTTTTTCTGGATAACCATTCTGAGTTCCTCAAAGAGATCTAGATCTAGATCTTACTCTTAACCCCTGATCCATGTTCGAGCGTTCAGAATACAGCCCCCCCTACCCCCCCAACGTATGGGAGAGAGGAAGGCCTGATCCACATCCCGATGCGACGA